TAGAGAAAGAATGTAATGGCAAAACCTAGAAAACCTACACCAAAAACTCAAAAACAAATATCTGTTTCAAAGCAAAAAGCTTTTAATGGTATTGAAGATAGAGGTATTCAAACTAATCCTAATTTTAATGATGGGCATGAAAATGCTAATTACCAAAATACAGGAATAAGTTTTAATAGGTCTGAGGAAATGAGTTTTAAGGAAGATAAAACAAAACAATACTCTGTTGGTATACAAGATTTAGATGAAGCTGTATTTTATTATTTTCAAAATGTAATTAAACCTTTTGTTACTCAAAATGGTCAACGTAGAGAAGTACCAGTAATATATGGTGCTCCTGAAAGATGGAAATCATTTCAAAGAGATGGATATTATAGAGATAAACAAGGTGCAATTATGTTACCTATTATCGTAATTAAAAGAGATACAATAACAAAAGACAGATCAGTAGCTAATAAATTAGATTCTAATCAACCCAATTTATATGGTACATGGTCTAAAACATATGGTGCTAATAACTTTTATGATAATTTTTCACAATTAAATAATAGAATACCCGTTGACACTTATCATGTAGTAGCACAACCTGATTATGTAACATTAGAATATAGTTGTCTTATACAAACTTATTATATGTCTCAATTAAATAAAATTATTGAAGCATGTGAATACGCATCTGATTCATATTGGGGTAATCCTGAAAGATACAAATTTAGAGCATTTATAGATTCGTTTGCAACAGCAACAGAATTAATAATGGGTCAAGACAGGCTTGTTAAAGGTACTTTTAATATAAGATTAAGGGGTTACATTATTCCTGATGTTATACAAAAAGATTTAAATGCTATGAAAAAATATAGTTCAAAGGCTAAAGTAACAATTTCAACAGAAACAGTAAGAGATATGAGAGATACTACACCTTTAAGAAATCCTACAACAGATGGTAGGATAAGGGATTAATTTTAATAAATCTAAATATATTTATAATCAAACAAATACATTATGTCTAAAAAGTTATCAGAAAAAGAGTTACAATTACTAAATAGTTATCAAACAAAAAACAATGATATAATATTTAGTTTAGGATCCATAGAATTAAATAAAATGGTCCAAAATGAAAAAAAAGAGGAGTTATTTAAAAATTTTAAAGAACTTCAAAAAGAACAAGACATTACTGCTAAAGGATTAGAAGAAAAATACGGTAGTGGAAACATAAATTTAACAAATGGTGAAATAAGTCCGATAGAATAGACTTTTGAGGAAATTTCTAATATTTATAACAAAATAATACTTTAATATATAATATAAAGCAATGGCAGAAACATTAATATCTCCAGGCGTATTGGCAAGAGAAAATGATCAATCATTTATCCAACAAAACCCATTAAATTTCGGAGCAGCGATTATAGGACCAGCAGTAAAAGGACCTGTAGAAAAACCTACATTAGTTACTTCATTCAGTGAGTACCAAGCAATATTTGGTCAAACAGTTGAAAGTGCATCTCTACAGTATTCTTACTTAACTTCTACAGCGGCTAATAATTACTTTAGACAAGGTGGAACCTCATTATTAGTAACAAGAGTTACTCATGGTGATTTCGCTCCAGCATTTACCTCAGGTAGTACTGCAGGATCTGGAAATAGTGGAATCATGAATCTTGAAACATCAGAATCATTCCAAATCCAAACAATTTCTGAAGGAACTATAATGAACAACTATGCAACATCTGATGCTGCAAGTGGTACATTAGCATTAGGTACTGCAGATAATGTTAGATGGCAAATTGCTGGTGTTAATACAGGATCAGGTACTTTCTCTTTAATAGTAAGACAAGGTAACGATACTTCAAATTCACCATCAATTTTAGAAACATTTAATGATTTATCATTAGATCCATTCCAACCAAATTATATAGAAAGAGTAATAGGTAATACTACTCACGAAATTGCACAGGATGGAGCTGATTATTATGTTAAATCAACAGGAGATTATGTTAATAGAAGTAAATATATTTCTGTAAAATCAGTATTAACTCCAACACCAAATTTCTTTAACAATGCAGGTGGAGTAAATAGTGGATCAGCAGGAACTTTATATTCAAAATTTATACCAGTAGCATCTTCAGGATCATTCACGGGAGCAACTGGAGAAAATATTCAGGCATCAATGTCGCCAGCTAAATTTAATAGCAACATAATTGACACGAATATACAGGGATTAACGGCAACAGATTATTCAGCATCAATATCATTACTTAATAATAAAGATGATTATAACTTTAATGTTGTAGTTGCACCAGGATTAATTGGAGATTCATCATTTACAAATTCATTAGTTCAAGTTAATTCATTAGTAGCATTAGCAGAAAATAGACAAGATTGTATAACAGTAGTTGACCCATCAGCATATGGCAAAACAGTATCACAAACAGTAGCAAGTGCTACAGCATTTGATTCAAGTTATGCAGCTGCGTATTGGCCGTGGTTACAAGCAATTGACCCAACTAGCGGCATGACCACTTGGTCTCCAGCTTCAGCATTTATTCCAGGCGTATATTCATTTACAGACGCATCATCTGAGCCATGGTTTGCACCAGCAGGTTTAGTTAGAGGTGCTTTAGGGAATGTTATAAGAGCAGAACAAAGATTAACATCAGGACAAAGAGACACTTTATACAGTGGAAATGTAAATCCAATAGCAACATTCCCAGCAAGTGGAGTTGTAGTATTTGGACAAAAAACATTACAACGTAGAGCAAGTGCATTAGATAGAGTAAATGTAAGAAGATTGCTGATAGCAGTTAAATCATTTATAGTACAAGTATCAGATAACTTAGTGTTTGAGCAAAATACAATTAGTACAAGAAATAACTTCTTGACACAAGTTAACCCATACTTAGAATCAGTACAACAAAGACAAGGTTTATACGCTTTTAAAGTTGTAATGAACGAAACTAACAATACACCAGATGTTATTGATAGAAACGAATTAGTTGGAGCAATATATTTACAACCAACTAAAACAGCAGAATTCATAATCCTAGATTTCAATGTATTACCAACAGGAGTTGATTTCCCTGCATAAAAACTAAAAAACAGAATATTTATAATAAAATAAATAAAATAATAAAATGGCAGTATTAGACCCAAACGAAATATTTTTCACAGCTTTTGAACCTAAACAAAAGAATAGATTCATAATGTATGTAGATGGAATTCCTTCTTATCAAATTAAGGGAATTGGAGCTGTAACACTAACTCAAGGAACAGTAGCTTTAAACCATATTAATGTTGAAAGATATGTAAAAGGTAAATCAAAATGGGGTACAATTCAAATGACATTATTTGATCCAATTACTCCAAGTGGTGCTCAAGCATGTATGGAGTGGGTTAGATTACATCATGAATCAGTAACAGGTAGAGATGGATATAGTGATTTCTATAAAAAAGACTTAACTATGAACGTATTAGGACCTGTAGGTGATATTGTATCTGAATGGATTATTAAAGGAGCTTTAATTACTGAAGCTAACTTTGGAGATTTCAATTGGGATACTGAAAATGCTGCACAAGAAATACAATTAACTGTACAACCAGATTATTGTGTTTTAAATTTCTAATAAAAATTAACATATTTTTAAAAATAGCTTGGCTTATGCCAGGCTTTTTTTTATATTACATATGTATACACGAACAAAGTTTTAATTAAAATAAAGATTATGAGTGAATTTAAATTCCCTACTGAAACAGTAGATTTACCTTCTAAAGGATTAGTATATCCTAAAGATCACATATTACGTAGTGGTAAAGTTGAAATAAAATACATGACAGCTAAGGAAGAAGATATCCTTACTAACTCTGCATATATTAAAAATGGTACAGTAATTGATAAATTATTAGATTCTGTAATAGTAACAGAAGGAGTTAATCATAAAGATTTAATAGTAGGAGATAAAAATGCAGTAATGATAGCTACTCGTATTTTAGGATATGGTGCTGATTATAAAGTTATGATTGGTAATGAAGAGCATGTAATTGATTTAGGACAGTTAGAAAATAAAGAATTTGATTCTTCTTTAATTACAGATGGCCAAAATGAATTTAACTTTAAATTACCACATTCTAAAATAGATGTAACTTACAAAATACTAACAGGGAATGATGAAAGTAAAATTAGTAGAGAAGTTGCAGGTCTGAAAAAATTAAATAAAAATTCTAGTGCAGAATTGTCTACTAGGATGAAATATATGATCCTTTCAGTAAATGGGGATTCAGAGAAAAAAACCGTTAGAGAATTCGTAGATAATGGCTTTTTAGCAAGAGATGCTAGAGCTTTTAGAGATCACATTAAAACTACATCTCCGGATGTAGATTTATCCTATGTATTGGATAGCGGGAAGGAGGTAGAGGTCACTATTGGCCTAAGCTTTTTTTGGCCTGAACTCGGAAACAGCCTCTAAAATTAGGTTATCCGTTTTTAAACAAATTCACGAAATAGTATTTCACGGTAAGGGTGGTTATGACCATCAAACTGTATATAACATGCCTCTTTGGTTAAGAAAATATACTTTCCATCAAATAAACGAATTTTACGAAAATGAAGCAAAAGCCCAAAAAGAAGCTACAAAAGGGAAAAACCAATCAAATGTAATAAACTCAGAGGGAAAAGTAAATACACCCGATTTTTTAAAAGGTGATAATAGTTTTAAAGGTAAAAGTGGTTATAAATAAATTTTTTTACAATATTTATAACATATAACTAAAAAGTATT